ATGTACAGCCCGGTACAAATAGCCAATAAATTCATAACGTTGGGAAACCAACATCATAATCCTCTGACCCACATGCAACTGCAGAAGCTTACTTATATTGCACATGGTTACTATTTAGCATTAACAGGTAAGCCTTTGCTCAATGAATGTGTCTCCGCGTGGAAGTACGGTCCAGTTATTCCTGGAATGTACGATGCTTTCAAAGATTATGGGAATAAACCTGTTACGAATGTAGCAGTAGCTCCTTTTGGTGGCATTGTTACTATGGATCCACAAGCAGAGAGCATTATAGGGGCTGTTTATAAATTTTACGGCTCGAAAAATGGAATTGAGTTATCAACTCTAACTCATATGCCTGGTACGCCTTGGTCACAAGCTTATAATGGTATTGGCTCGTCAATCATCTCAAATGATGCGATCAAGGCTTATTATCATGATTTATTGAATAACCGACAGCAATGTCAGGGCCTCTGAAAAAGTAATATTCAGGGATGACATGTCTCACAATTCAGATATCTATAAACTTATCGGAGCGGCCGCAGGTGTTGAAAATGGTCGCTCTGAAGCATCCTTAAACTCTACTGACAGTCAAGAACAGATTTTTAAATCTGCATTTGAGCCGTCTAATCATGAGAGCGACGATGATTCTTCTTCAGAAAATAAAGCTATTCTGGAGGCAGAAGAGTTTGGTTCTAATACTGGTGCATTGCATGAGTTTATGCAGCAGAACAGAATGGACAGTCTTCAAGCTCAGCTTGATATGCTCAAATCACAAGTACGGGATAAGATAGCTGACGCAACTGGTAAAGAAATAGACAATGAGCTTCGGACAAAAATGGCCTCATTCACGGTTTGGTTTATGTCGTGTTGGTGCTTATTCGTTGTCGCAATGTTTACATCGTTTCTTATTGCACATGAAGGAAAGCCTCCAGTTGAAGCGATCGTTGCATTACTAGGTACAAGTACAATTAGTATTGTTGGTTTGGTTGGTTTCGTTGTTAGTGGATTGTTCAAATCAAGAAAAGATAGTGATAAAGAAAAATAACCCGTACATATACGGGTTATCCATAGTTTTAGTTTAGTTATATTTTTGTTTTTCCGTTCTGACTTTTTCCCACTCAGCTCGCCCTTCTTCCCGTCTTTTGTCAATATATTCCGCAAGATCCTGAATGTTGATGCAGCGTTTTGCTTTTTGTGATGTACCGATGCGATATGTAGGTACAGGCAACTTACAAGCGTTTGCTTTTGCTTCTGCTGTGGCTTGACTCATACCAAAGTATTTTTGACTAACTGCTGAGAGTTCAATGTTTGGGGTATTGAATTCAGCCATCAGTAAAAACAAGGTGTTCATAATTTTCTCCATCAAAACCGGCTGCACCCGGGAAAATCATAATTCTGTGCTGGTGGCAGGAATTAGTTTCTGCCAGATAGCGGAAACATATTTTGCCTGATGACGGGCATCAGCCAGGGCGTTGTGCCGTTCTCCATCGAAAGGCATGTCCATTTTTGGGTCGAATCCGATGGAACGCCCAAGCGTAACGATCGTGCGTACATCGTGGTCATTCCAGTACGCCCACGGGCAGATTTGTCCTGCTCGCTCGTAAGCTCCACGTAAAATTACGTTGTCGAAGGTGGCCCCGTTACCCCAGACTTTTAAATATTTCGTATTGGCTGCATGCCGGTTAATGAAATGATTTAGTTCTGAGAGAGCATCGCTGATCGACAAAGTATCATCAATACAGATTGCAGCTCGTGCTTCAGGGCTTTGTTTCAACCACCACAGGATGGTATCGCCGTCAGGTGTAGCTCCTTGCCCCATAGCACTTTCCAGGCTAACAACCGTATAGAATTCTTGTCCGATGTCTCCGGTTTCTGGAGTGAAGAACACCGCGCCAATGGAAACGATCGGTGCATCCTTATTTTTCCCCATCGTCTCAAGGTCGATCATTAAGTTGTTCATCACTTCACCTCCTGCGGCGGTTCCGGTAGCGGCATCCAGTGAGTTGCTTGCTCAATACCATTACCCGGCTTAATCGTTGCATCTCCGCGCCGAAAGGTGCTTCCGGTATAGCGTGCGGAGCATATTAGCGGTTCAACCAGATCACTATCGAAATTCACCGAAATAAGTACGTTCTGATTCTTTTTCGGCATTAGCTCACTACAGCTTATCCAACCATCCGGAGTTACCGGAGAGTTGCCATTTACATCGAAGTTTGGCTCTGCGTCCTGAACCAGGAGGATGTAACCATTCTTGGCTGTATCAAGTTCTAACGCCTCGGTGACGGTGCCGAAATAGCGATTACCTAAATCAGCATCACAAGTGCTTACATCAATGGAAACTTCCATGCCTTCGATTAATTCTGGCAAGTTGTAAGTTTGGCTTACAGGTTGGCTACCCTGAAGCATGGCGGCGCGGTGACACCAGATAATCCAGCCAAGCGCCATATCCCATGCCATGTATTCTCTATCGCCATTTTTTGCCCTACGGCGATCTACAGATTCCCCGAAACGCTTCTCCATAAATAATTCATAGGCTGCTCGTTCATCCGATACTGCTGCCAGTGATGCCAGTGCAATTTTTAATGCGGTAAGCATGTTGTTTTGATCTTCATCGAGTCCGAACGGTATTTCATCCCGTGCTGACTCAATGCTGGTAATCGTGTTCTGTAACCATTCTTTGGTAAGAGTATTCATAACTATTTCACTTTAATCTCAATATTTCGCAGCTTTAGCTCTACTGGCAGGTCTGACTTTCCTGTTAATGCTAATGCGAGATTTTCAGGAGTAATGAGAGCAGTTATTGTTTTCCCCCTCGCCAGACGAATAATCATTCGTATCTCGCAATCGTCACATGCTCCCGGTCGAACAATTGATATTTGTCCGTTCATCTCACTCTCCTTTGATGCGAATGCCTGCGGCGCGTGACACATTAACTTCCACGATGCGCACATTTGGTTTGTACATCTCAATCGCTGTCAGCCAGTCAGCGCCGGTCATATGCTTTTCTGCATCGCCATTAGTCCATTGAACCGGCACACCAATAGCTTTCATCGCAATTTCTATTTCCCCGGCAATGGCGCTTTTCCCGTAACCAGTAAAACCAGAGACAACGACAAGAACTTCGCCTTTGGCTGGTTTTATTTCCCGTGCTTCCAGTTCAGCAATACGCTTACTCCCATCCGAGATAACACCTTCGTAATACTCACGCTGCTCGTTGAGTTTTGATTTTGCTGCCTCCAGTTCGTCCAGTAGTGCAATCACATCAGGGTCACTGTCATCAACTACTGTTACGCGTGATTTTTCATAATGCTCGTCGGCAAGTGTGCGACCAATTTTGAAATCTCCATCACCACCATAACCGGAGCAGGCATAAGTGACATGTGCTCCAGATATACGCTGTATTGACATTTCCTCGCCACAAACAGAGCATTCAGGTACTGGCTTAGGTGAATAACGTTCCCGTAGCGCCTGATAATCAATCTCGCTCACTGGTTGCCCTCCTTCATAAAAATAATCCAGTGGGTCTTGTCACCCTTTCCTGTTCGTTGACCGATAACAGGCTTTCTGTCGGTCAGTGCCAATATCTGGCGAACAGGTATTTGCGTTTCATTCCATTTAAAAATCAGAACGCCGTATGGCCACAACACACGAAAGGCTTCTTTGAATCCCTGCCGTAAATCATCACGCCAGGTATCTTTATTCAGCCGTCCATATTTCTTTCCCATCCAAGCGTTATCACCAACACGCTCAAGATGCGGAGGGTCGAATACAACCATCGAAAAGGATGCGTCTGCAAATGGTAGTGCACGAAAATCAGCTATCAGGTCAGGACTGATAATCAGGCGTCGTCCATCACACAATGTGTGCTCTTCCTTTCTGATATCGCTAAATATCGCCCGGTCGTCATTCTTATCGAACCAGAACATGCGACTGCCACAGCACATGTCGAGGATTGCTGCATGTCCAGTCACTGGCTGCCTCCTTTGCGAAGCCGTTCCGCCCATTCTTCAAGGGATTTCTCTGCATATTCACCGGACAGGCCATCAATCGGATGCGATTCATTAGCTAACTCTTCTTTTGCTGACAGAATCATGCGTGTAACGTCGAAAACTTCAGCCAAAGGCTTATTGATAAATCCGTGATTGAAAGCAGCAGCAAGACGGCTTGCGGTATAGTTAATACCCTCGTTGCGAGCCTCAGCACGTACTTCATCGAATTTACGCACCAGATACTCAGCATTTGTTTCATTCACTTTCAGATCTCGCGGTACACATTTCCCGCGAAGAAACCCTTCCATTTCGAAAACATTCATGCGCATTTGCGTAACTCCGATAACTCGTTAAAACGTTCCATAAACATCCCATAGGCATGGCCTGGCGACAGTGGAATAACTTTGAACATCTCTGTTGCCGGGATACCTTCCAGAACAGGCCAGAAAGAGCCATCATCAAGCCCGAGATCACGGCGTTCGGTTGCCAGCATAATGAGATCGGCATATTTCACTGGCGTGCTCATAACAGGAGGTAACCCGTATTTCTCACGGATTACGGCGTCTATTTTTTCTTCCATCCGTTTATAGTCAGGAAGAAGTCGTTTCAGTGGCGCGGGGATGTCCTGGCAATATGCTTCTGTTGCATCATGCATTAACGCTTCAAAAGCAAATTCCTGCGGCACCAGCTGGCTGCAAAGCACCGCATGCTGGGCGACACTGTAGAAGTGTGAAAGATGTCCTGCAAAGCGACAGATATTTGAAAGGGAAACTGCGATATCGTTAATCACGATGTCGTCTTTATTTATCTTGTCATAATAAAAATGCTTCCCGGAAAAAGTTTTAATAAATGACATTTCGTTCTCCACTTTATATGCGCTGCACCGCGCTGAATTCTGCTAAAAGGAAGCTCTCACCATCCGGTGATTATTGAGTTAATTACGTTTCCATAAATGCCCCCGCAGGGGCATTTGCAGTAATGAAATCAGGCGGTGAAAGTACCAATAAAGGTTTCTACTTTGCTGTCTTTGAATTTCTCAACAAGCAGATCACGAAATTCGTTAGCCATTTCTTCCTGCATCGCTTCCAGCTGAATAATGCGCAGAACCAGTACAGGACGATCGCCAGTGATAATGCTGAGGCGTAATTTAAACGGACGTTCTTTCAGGCCTTCAAACGGAACGCATTTAAATTCAAATGCCACTGGCATAATGTCTTTGGTTTTCGCTTCGACAGACTCCATCAGAGAGCGTTTGCCGCTGAAGTCATTGTCTTCAAAATCAGCGGTCTGGTTTGCTTCAATTGTGATTTTACGGACTGCCGCAGCCGCTTTGGTTGCCTGAATGGTGTCACCATTAGCATCAAAGCCCACAAGGTAGTCGGCCCAGTCTTCAATCCATTCTGCCAGTGACTTCTGGGAGTTACGCTCGCCATTAACAGACAACAGAGCAGAAAACGGTGCTGTCTTTTTCAGTTTGAGGGTGGCGGTGTTATCTGCGTGACCTGGTTCATCAATAGTACCCAGGTTAAGCACACTGACGGCTCGCATATTATCGGCATCGATAAAGCAGCGGGTGCCTTCATCTGCAAGATCTTTAGAATAACGGGTAAAGTCATCGATGCTGGCAGTGGAAAGCGCACCACGGAAACGGAAGCGATTTAAATTAAATTTTTCCAGATCATGAATGCGGAAATTCTCAGGCAATGCCACAGCATCGGCACCAATCTTACTGATAATTTCATTAACACCCTGAGCAGAAATAAGGGCATGGATTTGATTAATTGCGGTTGCGTCTAAGTTCTGAGACATAATAAGTCCTCACTATATAAAGATATTCAGTGATGAGATAAATAATCAGTTAATTAAGAACGATATTAATGACCTGCTGCGCGGAGTTTTCCGTCAGGTTCACCGGCAAGAGTCAGTAATTGTCCCTGGTCTTCCTGCAGAATAGTCAGGCGACCACCGCGATTGACATACATCGGCGTTTCGGTGGTGTCTTCTTCGGAAATTTTCCCGCGGTTAGTCGGGCGAACATATGAGAGTTTGTGTTTTATTTTCACACGGTTCTCATCAAACGGTTCGATTTCCAGGTTGAGCGAGACCTTACCTTTGGTTTTCGTGTTCATCACACCGGAAGCGACTTCACTGAGAACTGCGCCGATTTTGGTTTCAAATACGCCGCCGTCCAGCTCCCCGATAAATGCCTGCACATCAGTACTGCGTTCGCTAGCCATTTTGCTGCTCCTCATCATATCGACCCTGCAAGGTCGGTTGGTTTCTCCACAAAACAGAGAAGAACACCTGCGGTGGCAGCCGCCCGGATGGATTGGGTTATGAGCCCGTCGTCCGGTGATGCTCTTCTCTGTTTTGTAAAAAGAGCGGTACCAGCCGGAAGCAAGTGTACAAACTGGTACCGCCAAAGCAGTGGCTGTTGTGGTGGGGTTGTCACTCAGGCGTATGGTCAACCTGACAATCCGGTGTCCTCAACGGGGAAAGAGTACCCCCGCCATACTTACCGCCGCGCCATTTCGCGGATTACCACAACGCTGAGAGCACTTAGCCAGTTACGGCACCACACTTTGTCGCGGTTCCATAAATGCCCTCATCGTTGCACCCTGGTCTCTTCCCAGGCGTCAAACCGAATCGCCACGCTGGTTAGGCGTCTTATCAGCATCCTCATTGACTTGCACATTCCGGCTACCTGGTTTGTTTGCCCGAGCAAGGAGTGGATTGTCCCCTTTAACGTCCCCAGACCGCTAACGACGCATGTGCCATACGCCGTGTTACAACCAAATTTTGTTAGTACCTTGTTTGTAGGTCTGGAGAGAAAGATAAAATGAAGTTGCGCATTATGCAAGTGTTTTATTGCGAGATAAGCAATTTGGTGGGTAATGAAAAGCCACCTTCTGGTGGCTAATTGATGTTGAGGTAGGGGGTTAATTGTGTCGCTTAAGGGTCTGTGACTGACTGATTAAGACCTTTCCAAAGACCATAAACCGGTGTTCGTTTTCGCTGGTAATTCCCCATTCGCGGTAAATCTGATTATCAGAAATTACCAGCAGTTTATCAGGTATCATTTGCAGTCGTTTGACGTAAATTTTATCATCAAAACCAAATACATATATACCATCCCCATCAAACTGATTGATACTGATATCAACGAAGATGAGATCTCCTGGCTCAATGGTTGGACACATACTGTCCCCACGAACGTTGATAACTTTAATGTGATTTGCTGGTCGTCCACCAAACATCGATACAGCATTATCAGTTCTGTATTCAATGGCATGAATCACATCAATGACATCACCGCCCTGGATAAGGCCATTTCCCGCACTGGCACTGACATCCAGCATTTCAATACGGAATACATCCTTCACCTGCGCAACATCCTCACTAATACTGTTTTTACATACAGTATTACTTTTGAGGTCTGAGGTAAAGAGATCAGCAATATCAACACCTAAGCTCCTGGCAATATTACTCAGGGCTTGTTCAGTGAATTGTTTCTGCTTACCTGTTTCGAGGCGCGAGATATTCGCCGCATCCACTCCTATTGCTTCAGCGAGATCGGCGATTTTCATGTTCTTCGCCTGGCGAAGTTGTCTGACTCGATTTCCTATGTTCATGCGTTTATTACATTTCTTTATTGCGCGTTAAGCAAATCAACTTGCGCAAAATATTTGCGTGAAATAATATGCTCATCACGCAATATGTGGAGGTTATATGCAATCACCATTACGGAATGTGCGTAAGGCGCACGGATTTACTTTGCAGCATGTTGCTGCGGGCGTTCAGGTCAATCCAGCGACGCTGAGTCGTATTGAAAGACTGGAACAAATTCCATCTATCGATCTTGCAGAACGTCTGGCCAATTTTTTTAAGGGTGAAATCAGCGAAATGCAGATTCTTTATCCGGCACGTTTTCAATCTAGCCAAAACCAGAATGGGTTTAAACCACAGGAACAGGAGGTAAGCCGTGGGTAAGCATCATTGGAAAGTGGAAAAACAACCTGAGTGGTACGTGAAAGCTGTCAGAAAAACTATCGCGGCATTGCCTGGGGGTTACGCTGAAGCTGCTGACTGGCTGGATGTAACAGAGAACGCTTTATTCAACCGCCTTCGTGCAGATGGCGATCAGATTTTCCCGCTGGGATGGGCAATGGTTTTACAGCGCGCGGCTGGCACTCACTACATTGCGGATGCTGTCGCACAGTCTGCTGGTGGGGTGTTCGTATCGCTTCCTGAAATTGAGGAAGTAGAGAACGCCGATATAAACCAGCGCCTGCTGGAAGTCATCGAACAGATCGGGAATTACTCAAAGCAGATTCGTTCGGCAATCGAAGATGGGGTCGTGGAGCCACACGAGCAGACAGCAATTAATGATGAGTTGTATCTGTCAATTTCGAAGCTCCAGGAGCATGCAGCACTGGTCTACAAAATCTTCTGCGCTCCAGAAAAGAGTGACGCCCGCGAGTGTGCAGCTCCGGGCGTCGTGGCGTTTTGTGTCTGTGGAGAAACTAACGCATGAACAGTTTAACGGCAAATAACCGTTTGTCGCAACAGCTGGTGGTCAGTGTCGCTGAACACCTGTTGTTACGGTATGAATGCAGATTACCAAATCACCTGGCTGTAAGTAACCACAGAGAACTTTACCTGACTGTGGGGGGCGAGTTGTGCAGGAACTTAACCGCTGGTTTCGTGACGGAAGAGGGCTTTATGTCCATGTTATTCGTTGGGAGCCAGAAACACAGCGCGTTATCTATCTTCGCAAAGACTACCCGCATGAGTGCTTTAGTCCTTTGTGGAAATTCAGGCATGATTTTGTTGAGTGTGAAGGACCACCAGCACATTGATTCTGCCATTCCGGGACGTTACACTGTTCAGGCACCTTATAAAGCGGGTGCCGGGCGTGGAAACCCGGAATTCACCAAAGCGCACAACCGCGCTCTTGCGGTTTTTTTGTGTAATGAGCAGCATTACGCCCAAATTATGGTGGGGCGTGCAGGGCCAACTTCGGTTGGGCCGGGTTCTTTGGTGACCGGTATTTCCACCCCTGTACGTCTCACCACCAATAAGGTCGTGGAAAGCCTTGGTGGTGAGTTATTAAAAATCACCAAAGAGGCTGCCATCATGGCTACGATCCCAACCCTCACTCAACCTGAAATTGCCATCGTTGATGGTCAGGCTGTTACTTCATCCCTGGCTGTTGCCAACTTCTTCTCCAAACGTCATGACGATGTACTGAAAAAGATCCGCACGCTTGAATGCTCTGCATCATTCACTGCCCGCAATTTTTCGGTGAGTGATTACACCGATTGCACAGGCCGCAAACTACCTTGCTATCAAATAACCCGCGACGGCTTTGCGTTTCTTGCTATGGGGTTCACGGGTAAACGTGCTGCCCAGTTCAAAGAGGCATACATCAATGCCTTTAACCAGATGGAGAAACAGCTTTCAAATCCCTCTGTACTGAGCGACGTTGCACATAACGCCAGCGTTCTCTATTCCTACATTTCATCAATTCATCAGGTCTGGCTGCAGCAGCTTTATCCTATGTTGGCAAAAGCCGAATCTCCGCTGGCTGTTAGCTTGTATGACTATATTAATGATGCTTCGGCACTGGCCTGCCTCATAAATTTGTCGCTGAACCCTTCAGAGGTAAGGGGGCGCAAATGATCCGGAATATTTTCAAACGGTTTACCAATCAGACTTTCCGTTGTCCTCGTCCTGGTCAGTGGTACACCACGCCTGCAGGGCATGTTCTACGTGTCAGCCTGGTTGACCGTGAATGTCAGAAGGTGATTTGTGAACCGCTGGGCCGTAATTACCGCATCAGTATGCCGCTTATAGCCTTTTGCTCCGGAAAAAACATGAAGCATCTCGGAGGTGCAGCATGAGTATGGAGCTGATGGTTAAAGCGATGAAAATTCGAGTGGGTAATCCATTGCGAAAACTGGTTCTGATCAAGCTGGCTGATAACGCCAGCGATCAGGGTGAGTGCTGGCCCAGCTACCAGCATATTGCTGACCAGTGCGAGATTAGCAAACGTTCTGTGATGAATCATATTGCGGCTCTTTGTGAGTCCGGGCTGGTAAAAAAAGTCACCCGGAAAGGTGAAAAAGGTAACTCAAGTAATATCTATCTCCTTCATCTGGATGGTGCAGGAGATTCACTAGGGGGTAGTGCAAATAATTCACTATCTGGTGCAGCAAATTCACCAGGTAGTGCAGGAGTTGCACCAGGGGGTAGTGCAGGAGATTCACCCAGAACCAGTCACTCTTTTGAACCAGTCAAAGAACCAGTCAATGAACCAATAGCTGTTGGTGCATCAGTTGATGAGTCCGTGCGAGTTCGTTCAAACCGACCGGAATACTCTCCGGAGTTTGAGCAGGCATGGCTGGTATATCCCAAACGTGCTGGTGGCAATTCAAAATCTGCAGCCTTCAAAGCCTGGAAAGCCCGTTTGAATGAGGGGGTAAACCCCGAAACCATGCTGGAAGGTGTGAAACGCTACGCGGGCTGGGTATCTGCGATGGGTAACAGCGGCACACAATTTGTGAAACAGGCTGTCACGTTCTTTGGTCCGGATCGTCATTTCGAAGAATCCTGGGAAGTTCCTGCGGTATCTGCAGCCAGACGCGAGGACCCGTACTTCAAAGCCAGTTACGACAACGTGGACTACAGCCAGATCCCGGCAGGATTCAGGGGGTGATCATGAGTCTTTTGAATGACGTTCAGAAATTTATTGAAGCCCATCCGGGGTGTACTTCCGGAGACATTGCGGATGCTTTTGCAGGTTACTCACGGCAGCGCGTTCTGCAGTCTGCAAGCAAGTTACGTCAGAGTGGGCGTGTGGCTCACCGTTGTGAAGGAGATACACGCAGACATTTCCCGCGCCTGACTGAGAGAGCGCAGGAACCGGAACCACAACCAGTTCGAGAAACCAGACCTGTGCGCAATTTCTATGTCGGCACTAACGATCCACGGGTGATTTTGTGCCTGACCCGCCAGGCTGAAGAACTGGAGTCCAGGGGGTTATACCGTCGTGCAGCAACCGTGTGGATGGCGGCATTCCGTGAAAGCCACTCCCAGCCAGAACGAAACAATTTTCTGGCGCGTCGTGATCGGTGCTTACGGAAAAGCAGCAAGCGCGCTGCATCGGGTGAAGAGTGGTATCTGTCAGGGAATTACGTGGGGGCTTAATGAGTAATAAATATTGCCAGGCGCTGGTGGAACTGCGGAACAAACCAGCCCATGAACTGAAGGAAGTGGGCGATCAGTGGCGCACGCCGGATAACATTTTCTGGGGAATTAACACCCTGTTTGGTCCGTTTGTTCTGGATCTGTTCACTGACGGTGATAACGCCAAATGTGCCGCGTATTACACGGCGGAAGACAACGCGCTGGCGCATGACTGGTCAGAACGTCTTGCGGAGCTTAAAGGTGCTGCCTTTGGTAATCCCCCATACAGCCGCGCCAGTCAGCATGAGGGGCAATACATCACCGGCATGCGTTACATCATGAAGCATGCCAGTGCCATGCGTGATAAAGGCGGGCGCTATGTTTTCCTGATCAAAGCTGCCACCAGCGAAGTGTGGTGGCCGGAAGATGCAGATCATATTGCTTTTATTCGCGGGCGTATTGGTTTTGAACTGCCTGCCTGGTTTATACCGAAGGACGAGAAGCAGGTGCCGACAGGCGCTTTCTTCGCTGGTGCTATTGCTGTTTTCGACAAGACCTGGAAGGGACCGGCAATCAGCTACATCGGGCGCGATGAACTTGAGGCATGTGGTGAGGCCTTTCTGGCGCAGGTTCGCCAGCAGGCGGAAAAACTGGTCAGGGAGATGGCGGCATGACGACATTAACTCAATGCCAGCAGCAGGTGCTGGATATGCTGATTTCTTACCAGAAAGAACGTGGCTTCCCGCCAACCAATCAGGAGGTGGCAACCATGCTGGGATACCGTTCAGTGAATGCAGCGGTGGAGCATCTTCGCGCACTGGAGAGAAAAGGCGTCATCACGATAAAGCGTGGCGTGGCCCGGGGGATAACGCTTCATACCGCGGTGAAGGACGACGACAGCGAGGCGGTCGGGATTATCCGCTCACTGCTTGCCGGTGAGGAAAACGCAAGGCTGCGTGCAACCCACTGGTTACATGAGAGAGGCCTGAAAGCATGAAGCTGATCCTGCCTTTTCCGCCCAGCGTGAACACGTACTGGCGACACCCCAACAAAGGGGCATTTGCTGGTAAGAGCCTGATAAGCGCGGCGGGGCGAAAATTTCAGAGCGCGGCGTGCGCAGCAATAGTTGAGCAGTTACGTCGTCTGCCAAAACCAACGTCGGCACCTGCTGCAGTGGAGATCGTGTTGTTTCCTCCGGATAACCGGATCCGCGATCTGGACAACTATAACAAGGCGCTGTTTGACGCGTTGACCCACGCGGGTGTGTGGGAAGACGACAGACAGGTGAAAAGAATGCTGGTGGAGTGGGGACCGGTTATCCCGAAAGGGAAGGTCGAGATCACCATCAGTAAGTACGAGAAAACGGCGGGGGGAGCCGCCCGGTCAAGAGGGGAAAAGAAGGATGAATAATCTGATGGTCATTGATGGTATTGAAGTTCGTCGTGATGCTTATGGGCGTTACAGCCTGAACGATCTGCACAGGGCTGCCGGGGGAGAACAAAAAAACCGCCCGAAATACTGGCTCTCCAATAAGCAAACCTGTGAATTGATTGAACAACTTTTCACCGAGGGTGGAATTCCGCCTCTGGAACAAAATCAACCAGTTAGCGTCATTAATGGCGGAAATAACCAGGGGACGTATGTCTGCAAAGAACTGGTGTATGCCTATGCAATGTGGATCAGCCCGTCATTCCATCTGAAGGTGATCCGTACTTTCGACATGGTAACCAGCGCACCGGAAAAATTATCCGGACAGGCTGCTGACAAGATGCAGGCTGGTGTGATTCTGCTGGACTTTATGCGCCGGGAATTAAACCTGTCTAACTCTTCAGTGCTTGGTGCCTGTCAGAAACTCCAGGAGGCTGTTGGCTTACCGAATCTGGCACCGCGCTATGCCATTGATGCTCCTGCTGACGCGCCTGATGGCTCAAGTCGTCCTACGCTGTCGCTGAGTGCACTGCTGAAACAGTATGGTATCCGCCTTACGGCTAATCAGGCATATCACCAGATGGCGAAGCTGGGGATCGTTGAACAACGCGAACGATACAGCCGTACCGCGATTAACAACATCAAAAAATTCTGGTCGCTGACAGCGAAAGGTTGCATGTTCGGCAAGAACATCACCAGTCCCGCAAATCCGCGCGAGACGCAGCCGCATTTCTTCGAATCCCGATTCCCTGAGCTGTTAAAGCTGCTCGATACCGTTCATTGAGGTGACCGTGAGAGCACTACTGACCCCTGAAATTGCCCCGCGTATGGGGATCGTATTGTTCAGGCCAGGTTCAGAGCTGATGCCCCTGTTTATGCAGGGGCGTGTCCTGCTGGAGCCTGAGCCGGAACGTTATTCATCTTTCGCCAGTGGTGTCGTTCCGGCGGCATCACAACCGCTGGCGGATGATCCTGCCGTTCGGGCCGTGTTCCGCAATGAGGAAGTGATCCGTCGTGCTGGTGGCGTGGAATGTCTTGAAAGCTGGTTACTTCGTGAAAAAGGCTGCCAGTGGCCTCATTCCGACTGGCACAGCGAGAACATGACAACAATGCGACACGCGCCGGGCGCAATCCGTCTGTGCTGGCACTGCGATAACCAGCTGCGCGATCAGTTCACGGAACGGCTGGAATCAATGGCAACGGATAACTGTGCCCGCTGGGTGTTGTCTGTTGTGCGTCGGGATCTCGGTTTTGATGACAGTCACGTTGTGACAATGCCGGAACTGTGCTGGTGGCTGATTCGTAATGACCTGGCGGATGCCTTACCGGAAAGTGCAGCCCGTAAGGCACTGAGATTACCGAAGCCTGTTGTGCCGTCTGTCACCCGGGAAAGTGACCTTGTGCCTTCGGTTCCTGCCACCAGCATCATCCAGGATAAGGCGAAAAAGGTGCTGGCGCTGAAAGTGGATCCGGAGTCGCCGGAGTCTTTTATGTTACGCCCAAAACGTCGCCGCTGGGTTAATGAAAAGTACACACGCTGGGTTAAGACACAGCCGTGTGCATGTTGTGGAAAGCCTGCTGATGATCCCCACCACCTGATAGGCCACGGTCAGGGGGGAATGGGTACAAAAGCGCATGACCTCTTTGTGTTGCCTTTGTGCAGAAAGCATCACGACGAGCTGCATGCGGATACCGTGGCATTTGAAGAGAAGTATGGCTCCCAGCTGGAGCTGATATTTCGTTTTATCGATCGTGCGCTGGCAATTGGCGTGCTGGCCTGATTTTGTGGAGAACGTTGATGCGTGATATTCAAATGGTTCTTGAACGTTGGGGGGCATGGGTGGCAAATAATCACGAGGATGTCACCTGGTCGTCTATTGCTGCAGGATTTAAAGGACTAATCCCTTCAAAAGTAAAATCCCGCCCGCAATGTTGTGACGATGATGCGATGATCATTTGTGGGTGCATGGCTCGCCTGAAAAAGAACAACAGCGATTTGCACGATTTATTAGTGGATTATTATGTAGGTGGTATGACGTTTATGGCGCTTGCCCGTAAACATGGGCGTTCTGATTGCTGGGTTGGGCGTTTATTGCAAAAGGCTGAAGGTGTAGTTGATGGCATGTTAATGATGTTAGAAATTGAGCTAGAGATGGATCGTTAGAAGACCTCTTATTGAGGGGGTAATTGAATCAGTTTAATGTGTGGGGAGTCGATTTATTCTCCCCATTTTATTTAATTAATTTACTTAAGGTTTTAATTCATCAAGACGTTGTTGGATAGTGTTTTTGCTTGCGTTGTCTGTTATAGCCATTTGTTGTACTTGCCCCATTGCCATTTGAGTTTCCATCCACATATCGGCCCACACTTTTGTATCGTTATTAACTTGAGCGATAGTAAATCTGACTTTTGATACCGGGGTTGTTGAATAGGCATTGCCGATTAACATTTGTCCAAAAACAGCAGACCCGCCTTCCAGTTCTTTACCACATATAACACTGCTGTTATCAGCGTTGTAAATTATCAACCCTCTACTATTGCAGTAATTCACAAGGGCATCTTTGACTTTATCTTTTGTCGTATTTTGATAAACCCCCTCAGGTTTTCCTGATTGAGTTTTTTTTATCAATGGTACGGAAGAAGTACAACCTGAAATGATAGTTGCGCTAAGTAATAGTACAGTCATTTTATTCAT